CTACATCGATGGTGCTGTAGCTTTGCAGAACGACATAGAAAGAGAAACAAAATGATTAGCGAAATTGATATTGCAGACTACGATGTACTGCCAGTCAGTAAGTTGTACAACGTCAAGCCCCGTAGCTACATCAAGCTGCCGTGGATGGATGGCACAGGTATTGATGAGGTGGTGTTCTTTGACCACATCGATGGTATGTACAGCTACTGTATCAACATGAAGAACGAAGTGATGCACCTGCAAGCATGGGCAGAGGTTGCACCGCTTGTGAAGAAAGCAAAGCCCGACTAAGTTGTAGGGTTTTCTGGAGAAGTTGCGTTGCAACTTTTCTGGAAAGCCTTTACACTGAAGGCCCAACTCGGCAATGTTGCCACAACACACTTAGGAAACACACCATGTCTAAGCATGTCATCTTCTCCCGTAATGCCAACAACTCAGCCTTGAGTATTGAAGCCATTCATCAACGTGCTCCTGCTGCCTTCAGTGTCACCAAGGCAGAGCGTTTGTCTGACCGTTACATTTCCCTCAACACAAGCGATGTGCTGCCCATCATGGCAGACTATGGCTACCTGCCAACACAGGCTGCACAAAAGCGTAGCCGTAAGGCAGACCCAATGCATGCTGCTCACATGTTGGCGTTCAGCAAGACCACCGACATTGCAGAGACAGGTGACATTCGCCCTGAAATTATCTTGTACAACTCTCACGATGGTAGTGGTAGTGTGAAGCTGTTTGCTGGTGCATTCCGTTTCATCTGCTCCAATGGCATCGTGGCTGGTGAAGGCTTTCAGTCTCGCATCTATCACAGCAGAGCATTGAACGGCTTCGAAGAGATGCTGCGTAACACAGTGGCTACATTGCCTGAGTTGATGGGCCGCATTGACAGGATGCGTGGTATGTCACTGACTACTGGTGAAGCATACGACATGGCAATTGCTGGTGTGGCTACACGTTGGAGCGATTACACAGGTCAACCCAAAGGTGCTTATGCTGTGGCACAGACTGTCAAGGATGTGATGCAAGTGCGCCGTCTTGGTGATGAAGGCTACGATGCATGGACTGTGTTCAACCGCATTCAGGAAGGTGTTGTTCGTGGCAATGCAATGATTCGCTCCATCACTGAACAGCATCCTCAAGGTGTGATGCGTAAGGCTCGACCAGTCAACTCCATCAAGGAAGCTGTGCGTATCAACACAGAACTGTGGAACATTGCAGATGAATTCGTTACTGCGTAAAAAGGAACCATCATGAAATTCTCTAAATCTTTTTTGGTTGAGCTTGCTTGTGAAGACTATGACGATAAGGTTGTAGAGCTTATCAGCACTGAACTTGTTGATACAACACGTTGGTGTGTTGTGTATGAACAGATTTTCAAGTTTGAAGATAAGTTTTACACCACATCATACCAAGTGGGAGCTACCGAAAATCAAGACGAACGTCCTTATGAATGGGAAGATGACGAAATTGAGTGCGCTGAGGTAGTACCTACAGAGAAAACAATCATTGTTTATCTTCTGAAATAACAACATCGAAAGCGGATGCTGGTGCAACGATCTCATATGGTCCACGGCTAGACGCAGCGAGTAGATGTTTATGGCCTTAACCGCTATGGGGTTTTTCTGGTTACGACAATCGGTGACAGCATGGAGAGACATGCATCTAACATCAACAACACATCTAACATAAGCTATGTTAGACAGCACAAACAATGTTATGTACACAACAGAAGAGAAGCTGACAATGCTGGTGTACATCATCAGTGTTGTCACCCTGATACTCACATGACAATAAGACTAACCAAGGACGGCACAGCCGTTGTAGACACCGACTACTACTGGCAACCCATTGCAACATGCCCAAGGTCTGCGAAGGTGCAGCTACTGAGTGTGCACGGCGTTGCTGTGTATGGTGAGTTGCGTGGTGATGATAAACAATGGACACATTGGGCTCCACTACCTAAGAAACCTAAAGAGGAAAGCAAATGATCTGCAATGAATGCGAAACAGTAGCGCACTGCACCAAGCATGGGTGTGTGCCGAAGCAGCCATCACCTGTGCAGGAGCCTGTGGCATGTGTCATTGATGGCGATCTTTATTTCCACCATGAAATTGATTGGGAAGATTTGGCTTACCAAGGGCATGGCGTTGAATTGCTCTACACCACCCCACCCGCAGCACAGCGGCAATGGATTGGGCTGACAGCGGCAGAACAAAGGTCAATAGAAAAAAAGCATATATTTGTTGAAGACGCTATACGCTTAACAGAAGCCAAGTTAAAGGAGCTCAACACATGAGAGACACGATAGACATGGCCCGTGAGGCTGGCAAAAATATTTCACCCGATCACGGATTGGGTCATTTTCTAAAACGCTTTGAAGCCCTTGTCCGTGCTGATGAGCGTAAGCAGGGGCAGAAGTGGTTCGATGCTGTGACAGCGCAGCACAAGCAAGAGATCCTTGCCGAAAGAGAGGCGTGTGCAAATGTGTGTGAAGACAATGCTTGGCGGCGCAAAAAGATTGCAGTTGAAACGCAAAACAAAAAAGCAAATGCCGCCGCTTTGGAAGCCTATCTGTGTGCCGAAGCCATCCGAGCCAGAGGAGACATATGAACCTAGCCCGTTACATGCAACGTGTTGACAACAACGGTGTCACCTACTACCGATACAACCCACCCGCTGATGCTGTTGAAGCCAACATTGTCAAGCGCATCAAGATAGGAACCAACCTTGTTGAAGCCATCAACTATTGCAACGAACAGAACGAATTGATGGATGAGTGGAGGCAGCATCACCGCTACCTCAAACACTTGACAGACAAGTCAACCGTCAACGATCTAACCAAGAGCTATATCAACAGCCTTGAACATAGCAGACTCGGCATCAAGACACGCTCAGACTATGCCTACTACCTCAAGCAATGGTATCAAGACCGCACAGCAGGGCAGACTCTGTTGCACACAAGGCTTGGCAGTTTGACAACACCGATGTGTCAACAAATCTATGACACTCATGCAAGCAACAGCGTCAGCTTAGCCAATCATTCACTGGCTGTGTATCGCTTGTTGTTTAGCTATGCCATACGCAATGGGTTCTGCACCTTCAATCCATTCACCAATGTCAAGCGACAGACAGATCGACCACGCCGCACAGTGTGGACGAAGGAACACATCAAAGCTTTCATGGCTACAGCATTCAGCAAGTATGAATGGCGAAGCATTGGACTCATTGTGTATACGGCTTACGCCGCAGCACAGCGCTTGGGTGATATGAGAATGTTGACATGGGATAGCTATGACATCAACACAGGGGTGTTGTCGTTGGAGCAGAGCAAGCGTAGAGCTAGGGTGGCTATACCACTACCGAAGGACTTGCAAGAGATGCTCAAGCAACAACACCTTGACCTGTCATGGCAACCCTATATAATGCCAGCGTCAACGAAGAACACACCCAAGCCCTACAGCTTGCATCAGTTGAGCAAGGTGGGTAAGGTGGTGATGCAAGAGGCTGGATTGCCTGACGAGTTGCAGTTAATGGACTTACGAAGAACAGCCATCACCGAGATGGTTGAGGTTGGTGTTGCTCTCACAAACGTCATGGCATTGAGTGGGCATGCGACAGTGCATAGCCTTACACCGTATGTCAAACACACATTGAAGAGTGCTACAGTGGCACAGAACATGAGAGGAATGGTATGAGCGCTTGGCTTATCGCAGTGATTGGTGTCGTGTACGCCGTCATCGCAATTGATCTGTTGTTTAAAGGCAACACAGGACTTGGCTTAGCCTTTGTTGGCTATGCTATTGGTAACATCGGACTAACTATGGAAGCAATGAAACTATGAGTTTGAAAAACTTCCACAACACAACACCAATCATTAACAACTTCAACTATTTCAAACAGGAATGAAATGACAACAGCAAAACTTATTTGGGCAACACCAGATGCTGACAAACACATCGGTTATTGTGCCCGTGTCAGCAACCCCAACAACCAAGACAACCCCAATGTGGCAGGGCTGCTCAACTATTGTGCAAAGAATGCTCACTGGTCTGTGTTTGAAATGGCTAGTGTGTGTATCGAAGTGTCCACCACCCGCGACATTGCACGACAACTATTGCGACACAGAAGCTTTAGCTTTCAAGAATTTAGTCAACGCTATGCTGATGCTACACAGCTTGGTGAATTCGCTATTCGAGAATGCCGAATACAAGACAACAAGAATAGGCAGAACTCTTTAGAGCTAGACGACTTCGACACAGACGACATTGAACTTGGTGTGTGGTGGAAAGCAGCACAGGCTAGGATGATTGGTGAAGCTGAGTTTCTTTATGGCGAAGCATTACATCGTGGCATTGCTAAAGAACAAGCCCGTGCTCTGTTGCCTGAAGGGTTGACACCGTCTAAGCTGTACGTCAATGGCACTATGCGTAGCTGGATTACATTCTTGCAAGCACGACTTGATTCGTCTACACAGAAGGAACATAGGTTGGTGGCACAGGATGTGTTGGCTGTGTTGCGTGATGTTGCACCTGTTACAGTTGGTGCTTTCTTTCCTTTGGAGAATGTATGACCGACACCACTACGGCAGAGCTTGCCTATCTGCGTAGCCTAGTCAGAGAGTTGTTCAGCTACCTCGACATGCAAGAGGAAAGCGACAACGGTGTGATGTTTCACCCTGTACAAATCAGTTGCTGTAGAGTGACACTGACCCCTGTATTAAACGACTTGTTAGATGAACTTAAAACAATTGTCAAGGAACCATCATGACCTGCAACTGCCACCCCCTGTCACCCTTCCATTGGAAAGAACATCCACGCCCTTCCATCTTCGCTGACGATGTGTTGTTCAAGGCTAAGCTGTCAGGCAAGACAGCATCACAGATCAGCACTGAGGTGGTGAAGCGTAAGCGTGATGAAGGCATTGAAGTTGGCACAATCTATGGCCTCAACAAAGAACGTGACGAGGCTTTGCTACATGCCAAGCGCTTCCATGTTTTCAGTAAGGCTGTAAGTAAATGAGTTTCATTCGCACTCACGTTGCCTGTCCTGCTTGTGGTAGCAGCGATGGTGCAAGCATCAACGCAGACGGGTCAACGTATTGCTTTGCCTGTTCAACATTAACCCCCGGTACAGAAGGAATAGAAGTGATCGAACCAATCGCAGAACCCGTTAAAGACATGAGCTTTACTAAGGCTTTCAACACAGGTGTGCCAGTGTCTGTGTCAGAAAGACGCATCACCAAAACAACGATGGAGAAGTATGGCACTGTGAGAGATAACGGCAAATACTATTTTCCCTACTACGATAAAGACTCTGTGCTGGTGGCAGCGAAGGTCAGACCCGTAGACCGCAAAGACTTCAGCGCTGTTGGCAACTGGAAAGCTGCAACGCTGTATGGACAGAACCTGTTCCCCTCTGGTGGCAAGTATCTAACCATCACTGAAGGCGAGTTCGATGCACTGGCTGCGTTCCAGATGACAGGGTCGAAGTGGCCTGTTGTGTCCATCAGGAATGGTGCAGCTTCAGCATTGAAAGATTGCAAAGCCAACTACGAATACATTGATAGCTTCGATACTATCGTGATTTGTTTTGACAGCGATGAGCCGGGAATGAAAGCAGCTAAAGAAGTTGCTGGCATCTTCGGTAGCAAGGTGAAGATTGTCAAGCATGACCCTGCCTACAAAGACGCATGCGATTACTTGGCTGATTCAAAAGAGTCTACCTTTGTCAGTCGCTGGTGGTCGGCAGAGGCGTTTACTCCTGATGGTTTGATCAACGGAGAAAGCCTTTGGGAAGACATCAAGAAGCCCCGCCAGAAGCCTGACGCACACTGGCCCTACGCCACCCTTGATGAGATGCTCTGCGGCCTGCGTAAGCGTGAGCTTGTCACTGTTGCTGCTGGTACAGGGCAAGGTAAGAGCACGTTCCTTCGACAGATCATTCACCATTTGCTGATGACAACGGACGATAAAATCGGCTGCGCTTTCCTAGAGGAGTCTCCATCACGTACAGCACAAGGCATCATGTCTATCGAGGCAATGAAGGCACTACACTTACCAACCACTGAGTACACAGAAGAAGAACTGCGTAACGCTTTTGATAAAACGATGGGTACTGGACGTGTGACAATGTTCAGTCACTTCGGAAGTCTTGACATTGATAACGTCATTGCTCGTCTTCGTTGGATGGCTAAAGGTATGGGGTGTAGCTGGATTATTCTTGACCACTACCAAATGATCTTGTCTGGTATGGACACCGACGAACGCAAAGGTCTGGATATGTTGCTCACCAAACTGCGTACATTTGTTGAAGAGACAGGTGTTGGTTTGTTTGGTGTGTCACACACTCGTCGTGAGAATGGTACTAGAGGTGCGGAGAATGGTGCTGAGATGACGTTGTCTTCTCTGCGAGGCACAGCAGGTATCGCTCAACTGTCTGACGCTGTCATTGGACTGCAACGTGATCAGCAGCACGATGATCCTAAAGTCCGTAACACTACGTGTGTCAGGCTACTCAAGTCAAGATTCACAGGTGAGACAGGACCAGCAGGGTTTCTGTTGTTCGACAAGGATGCTCAGCGATTGATTGAGATTGACGATCCCACTGGTACAGAAGACGTGTTGTAATCTTATTGGATCATATGGTATACCTACTATGTTCAAATACTAGGAGGTATACTATGCGAACACATAAAGTATGTAACGAGTGCGGTGAGAATAAACTTGTCGAGGACTATTACGCGAGGCAGTGCAAGCACACCAAGAAAGATGGAACTATTTCGTACTACAGCTATCTTAAACCAATCTGTAAAAGTTGTTGGGATAAGGAATCTAGGAAGTGGTTTAGAAAAAACTGGCTTCAACATTTAGTTCAACAAGCAAAGAACCGTGCGAAACAAAAAGGAGTTCCCTTTGACATCACCATTGATGACATAGAAGTTGTGAAGCTCTGTCCGTATCTAGGTATCGAACTCAAACAAAACCTAGACGCAAAAGGTCCATCCCATAACTCACCCACAATTGACAGGATCGTTCCTGAAAAAGGATACGTTAAAGGAAACGTACAACTTATGTCTCATAAAGCAAACGCAATGAAGTACAACGCAAGCATTGATGAACTTCTATATTTTGCTAATAAGATAATTGAGTTGCATTCAACAGATAAAAAGGTAGAATGAACATGAGCGAAGTAGAACAATACTGGAACGCCATTACAAAGAAGTGGCCCCACCCTGTACCACAGTACCACCAGCTAGATCCAATGGAGCAGATGATGTTGGTGCAATCAATCAACATCTTGTTGCAGATACTTAACAACCGGAGAACATGATGAGAGAAACATTACAGATGTGTCTGTCGATTTCTAATAAGGAAGCGCACGACCCCAAGATGATTCAGTATATGGTGCATGACAAGATGCGATACGCTATCGCTGACAAGATTGCATCCGTTGCCACTGTTAAAACTCAACACGAGTTCCACCAAGAATATCGTTGCCGTGTAATTGTTGCTGACTATGACGACTACTGGCAAGATGTTAGAAAAGCAGCAGAGCAACTCGCCTACCGTGTTGGTGGCCCAATGTTTATTGAAGAAGGAATGACATGAAAGTAAGCATCGGACGCTACCCTAAAGGCGATACTCCACGTCGAGTGAAAATCGTCATCGATCCCTACGACACATGGAGCATGGACCACACCTTAGCTCTCATCATCGTACCAATGCTTAAGCAGTTGAAGGCTACGACGCATGGTGCTCCATTGGTTGATGACGAGTATGTGCCAGAACATCTTCGCTCTACAGCAGCACCACCTACAGAGAATGAATGGGACGTTGACGACAACCATTTCAAACGATGGGACTATGTTCTTGATGAAATGATTTGGGCAATGGAACAGATTGTCGCTCATGACAATGAAGGCTTGTTCTTTGACCACTCTGAAGTTGATGAAGAAGCTGACCTGATGAAGCAAATTGCACAGATCAAGTGTGACCACGAAGGTCTTCAGAAACATCACGAGCGTATTGCCAACGGCACTAAGCTGTTTGGTATTTTCTTTCAAAGCCTTTGGGACTAATATGAAAAAGACCTATGCGGAACTTGAACGTGAAGCTTACATGGCAGGCAACACAGAACTGGCTAAGCTTTATGCTTTGCTTGATGACGCTGAGCAGGAGTTGCTTAGCCGTGAATATGGAGGCACATAATGAGTGACGGCGGTAAAGGACACACACAACGACCACGCTCCATTGCTGATGAAGAGTGGAGCAACCGATGGGATGCCATCTTTGGTAGGGACAAACCTGAACAAACAAAGGAGCAACCCAATGACGAAGTGGCTGAACAAGACGCTGATCGAAGGTGATCATCTCTGTACCTGTTTCACTGAGCAGGAATACTACAGGCTGCTAAAGTCTTTGAATATACCCATTGCGGATTGGGACAGGTGGTTGATGCAAGATGCCTTAGCCACTACCCACTACTTCACTACACCGAAGGGTAGTAGACTCACTGTTGTTTGTATTCCTGTTAAGCCTGAAGTAGACGGTATTGATGTTGCAACATTGTTGGTACATGAAGCTGTGCATGTGGTGCAGGAATACTTCAGATACATTGGTGAAGACAATCCGGGTAGTGAGATTGAGGCGTATGCTATTCAGAACGTGAGCGCTGCGTTGATGAATGCATATCGTGATAGACTGTTTCCCCCAACAAAGAAGGAAAAGAAAGATGGATTACGTGTGGGACATAGAGACTTACAAAACAGCGTTCACGTTCTCAGCGATCAGCGTTGACGAGTCGCATGCTGTAGCGTTTGAATGTTCACAACGAAAGAATGAAGCTGACCAGTTGTTCGGTTTCCTTGACCACCTCAAGCGTAAGAAGCACAGGATGGTGGGGTACAACAACATAGGCTTTGACTACCCTGTGTTGCATGACCTGTTGTCTGTGCGTGACAAAGCCCTCACTGTATCAGGCAAGGCTGTAGCTACACGGGTGTACAAGAAAGCACAAGGCATCATCGGTAGTGATGACAGGTTCGGTCACATCATTCGTGACAATCAACAGTATGTGCAACAGATTGACCTGTTCAAAATCATGCACTTCGACAACCCTGCAAGGGCTACATCGTTGAAGGCGCTTGAGTTCAACATGAAAGCTGACAGCATCGTTGACCTACCATACGATCCACACAGTGACTTGACAGACGATGAAGTTGAAGTGTTGCTTGCATACAACATGCACGATGTGAAGATGACTCTGTTGTTCTACAAAGAATGCTTGTCACAAATCAACTTCCGTGAAGAGTTGTCTGTGAAGTATGGTCGCAACTTCCTCAACCACAACGACACCAAGATCGGTAAAGACTACTTCATCATGCGTCTTGAAGAAGACATGCCGGGTAGTTGCTATCGCATTGGTAAGAAGGGTGAGCGTCACATCAATCAGACTAAGCGACCTGTCATCCACATCAAAGACTGCCTGTTCAACTACTACGACTTCAAGCGTCCTGAGTTTCAGCTTGTGTTGCAATGGTTTGCTGCACAGTCTTTGACAGAAACCAAAGGTGCGTTGTCGGACATTGAAGAGCATGACCTTGGTGACTTAGCTGCCTACTCTGAGATGGTGACGAAGCGTCAGAAGTGGTTCAACAAACCAAGCGATGATGTTGTTGCTGGCTTCAAAGCTTTGCATCCATTGGGATGGGTATCTGAGGAAGAGTTGAAGGCTAAGAAGAAGGGTGAGAAACAATACAGCTATTGGAAGAACTGGAAAGTTGCTACCAACTTGAACGTATCCATCAATGGCTTTCGTTTCGACTTCGGTACTGGTGGCATTCACGGGTCTATTGAGAGCACCATTGTCAGTGACAGTGACACTCACATGATTGTTGACGCAGACGTTGCATCCATGTATCCCAACATTGCCATTGCCAATCGTGTCTACCCTGAGCATTTGTCTGAGAAGTTCTGTGACATCTACCAAGACGTATACAACCAACGTAAAAGCTATGCCAAGAACACGGCTGAGAACGCCATGCTAAAGCTTGCTTTGAACGGTGTGTACGGGGATAGCAACAACAAGTACAGCCCCTTCTATGACCCTCAGTACACCATGACCATCACCATCAACGGTCAGCTTAGCCTGTGCCTGTTGGCTGAGAAGCTGATGGACATTGAAGGCTTGTCCATTGTGCAGGTCAACACTGACGGTATCACTGTGCATATGCCTCGTGATAAGCATAACGAATACATCAACATCTGTGATGCTTGGCAAAGACAGGTTGGTCTACAGCTTGAGTATGCTGAGTATTCAAAGATGATTATTCGTGACGTTAACAATTACATTGCTGTGTATACAGACGGTAAGGTGAAGCGTAAGGGTGCTTATCAATACGAAGGACTAGGCTGGCATCAAGATCAAGGTGGTCTTGTCATACCGAAAGCTGCTGAAGCTGCGATGCTTCAAGGCATTCCACTTGACGTATACATCAAAGGTCACAAGAACAAGTATGACTTCATGCTCAGAGCTAAGGTTCCACGTAGCAGCAAGCTTGTGATGGTGATGGGTGATGGCACTGAGGTGGTTCAACAAAACACGTGCCGCTACTATGCATGCAATGCTGGTGGTGAGTTGATCAAGGTGATGCCACCACTGAAGGACGAGGCTGAGCCTAGACGCATATCGATTGGTGAAGGCTACGGTATGTGGACATGCAACGATGTCAATGACTTCACATGGAAAGATGTTGACTATCAATACTACATTGACGCTGCTGAAAAGCTGGTGATACAATGAAGCATGCAGGAAGCTGACCCCTGTTAAATTGGTCAGCAACAAACCAAAGGAAACTCAAATGAGTGACAAGTTGAAAATCAAAGCTACAGTTTACTGGGCTTCTCTGAATCGTAAGAATGAAATGGCTGATGCTTACACGGTTGATCTGTGTAACTTGTCTGACAAAGCAGTGGCTGCACTGGAAGACATGGGCATCTCTGTGCAAGAGAATGCAGAGAAGAAGCCTGAGCAGGGTAAGTACATCACCTGTAAGAGCCAGCGTCCCATCAAAGCTTTTGATTCTGACAACGATGAGATTGTCGAAGACATTGGCAACGGCAGCAAAGCTATCTGTATGATTGGTAGCTACGCATGGACATACAAGAATAAGAAAGGTGTCAGCCCGTCATTGGCTAAGCTGGTCGTCACCGACTTGATTTCCTATGCTGGTGGTGGTGACATCTCTGCTGACGACGAAGACGTGTTGTAAATGAAGGCATTGCTCGACAGCGATCTATACGCTTTCAGGGCATCAGCAGCATGTGAGAATGAAGATGTTGAACAAGCTTGTCGATCCGTTGACAGTCTCATCATCAACACCCTCATGTGCGGTGTAGACAAATGTGGCTATGTTGATCGGTGGCAACTCTACCTAACAGGTAAGAACAACTTCCGATACAACGTAGCTGTGACAGCGCCTTACAAGGGCAACAGAGTGGACAAGGTTAAGCCTAAGCATTTAGCTGCGGTGAGACAACACTTGGTTGATCATTGGGGCGCTGTTGTCTATGATGGTATCGAAGCAGACGATGCCATTGCTACAGATGCAACAACTCTCGGTGACGAGGGTGTCATTGTTTCCTTAGATAAAGACTTGGATCAGGTGGCAGGATGGCATTACAACTTCATCAAGAAGACTGCCTACTGCATCACACCTGAAAAAGCTGTACACAACCTGTACATGCAGATCTTGACAGGGGACAATGCAGACAACATCATTGGCTTGAAAGGTATTGGACCAGTGAAAGCTGAGAAGATATTGGAAGGTGCTGTTGATGAATGTGAAATGTATCAACGATGTGTTGAAGCCTATGATGGTGTTGAAGAACGTGTCATAGAGAATGCACATCTACTTTTTCTACGCAGACATGAAGGTCAAATATGGAAGCCACCAACCGTAACAAATTGAAACCGAATGATGTAGCTCTTGTGCTGCGTCCCCACTACAAAGAAGGTGAATCTTGGGATGGTAATTTCCAAGTGATGATTAGTGGTGTTGGTCCTGTCACTATGAGTGAAGAAGACTTTGCTAGTCTCGTTCACATTGCTATGGTGATTGCAACATCTGTTCAACTCATTGATGAAGACCCTGCATTGGCTGATCGGTTCCTTGCCAAAGTGAAGGAGCGATACAACCAGTCTGCCTTTGAAGAACTTGAGGATGTCAAGGATGCAGAGTTTGTGTTGTCTAAGTATACGAAGACGATTGGGGGTGTGCAATGAGTGACAAGAGTTGTTGGACTTGTTTCAATGACAACGCCAACGTCAATGACGAACCATGTATATCATGTGTTAGATATAGTAACTGGGTTCCTATGGATGTGTTCAAAAACATTGACAACCACGGTGAAGCTATGGTGAAGCGAGTCATTCCACCACCACAGTATGACCCGAAGGATGTAGCGCTCAATGCTTTGGACGTGCAGGTTGCTGGTAGTCATTACAAGAAGCATGGCATCCAACCTGTTGAGTATATTCACACCAACAAGATTGGCTACTTTGAAGGCAACGTCATCAAGTATGTCACTCGTTGGCGCGACAAGGGTGGTATTGCTGACCTTGAAAAAGCAAAGCACTACATCGATCTGCTGATTGAACTTGAAGGAAAGAACAATGGCTAAGATTACACTGACCTTTGTGGCCGAAGTAGACAACTCAGAACTTGACAGCGTCTACACCAATGAAGACTTGCTTGTTGAAGACTTGAAAGAGCATGTTGTGTA